ATTGCCGACAACCAACTCGCCATGAACGGTGGGTGGGATACAGGTCTTTTGATGGTGGAACTCACAGAATTGGGTGAAGAAGGCTTTGACCTTGACCTTTTGGGCTTTGATAGCAAAGAACTCAGCAAACTGCTTGAGCCTGACCAAATTGAAGGGAATACAGATCCTGACGAAGTGCCACCATTGCCTGTTGAGCCAAAAACAAAGCGTGGGGACATTTATCAGCTTGGCAATCACCGTTTGATGTGTGGCGATAGCACAAGCATAGATGACGTGGAAAAATTGATGGGTGGCGCAAAAGCCGACATGATTTTCACAGATCCGCCATGGAACGTGAACTATGGTGCTGTGGATAAAAACAATGCCATGGGATACAAGCCACGCACGATTATGAACGACCACATGGATGAAGACGCTTGGGATAAGTTTATTTCAGACGTTTGCACATCCCTTTTTATGGCATCAAAGCCTGGCTGTCCGATTTATGTGGTGATGTCCGCCCAAGAGTGGCCAGTCATTGACCATTGGCTCAGAACGGTTGGATTCCACTGGTCAAGCACGATTATTTGGGCTAAAGATACCCTTGTTCTCTCACGCAAGGACTATCACACCCAATATGAACCTATTTGGTATGGATGGAACGAATCTGCTGCCCGAATCTGCGAAGTTGAAGATAGAAAGCAATCTGACCTATGGGATGTGGCTCGCCCTAAGAAATCAGAACTGCACCCAACCACAAAACCCGTTGAGCTTATTGAAAAGGCTGTAAAAAACAGTTCATACGCAAAAGCCAACGTTTTAGACCTTTTTGGTGGATCAGGTAGCACGATGATGGGCTGTGAAAAAACAGGTAGACACAACTTCTCTATGGAACTAGATCCTAAGTATTGTGATGTTATCGTCAAGCGTTGGGAAGAGTTCACAGGAAAAGAGGCTGTTCTCTTAGAAAACAATGACTTAGCAGTTAAGTCAGCTTAACGGTTTTACCTCAATAAAATGGCTAACAGAAATAACGAACATATACCGACAGAAGTGACTAAAGCGCAGGTTGAATCTGCGTCAGGTCTTGGTCTGCCACACGAACAGATTGCTGCTTTAATTGGAATAAGCGATGTGACCCTTAGAAAACACTATAAAGTTGAGTTGGCGGTTGGAAAGGCTAAAGCATCAGCCAAGATTGCTCAGACTTTATTTAACAAGGCTGTAAAAGGGGACACAACCGCAGGTATTTGGTGGACCAAGGCTCAGATGGGATGGTCAGAAAAAACGCAACACGAGATCACTGGTGCAGGCGGTGAGCCTTTTGACGTTCAGATCACCTTTGTAAGACCTGGCGAACTGCCAAAAGTAGTCAATGAGTGATGAAATAGAGCATTCAACGCTAGAAGTTACCCCTGAACAGCACCAACAAATCAGGGCTAATCTAGCAAAAGTTGAGTTCCCTGCAAAACTTGAGTGCCTTTTTAACCCTGAAAAAAGCAGGTATCGCATCCTTTGGGGTGGTCGTGGCGGATCTAAGTCGTGGAATATTGCCAGGGCTTTGCTTATTAAATCCTATAAAAAGCCCCTAAGAATTCTTTGCGCACGTGAATTTCAGACCTCAATCAGGGATTCTGTGCATAAATTGCTGTCAGATCAGATAGAGGCGATGGGAATGTTGCCTTTTTTTCAGATTACTCAGAACTCAATCAGGGCTTATAACGGGTCAGAGTTCAGCTTTGTTGGCTTAAAAAACAACGTTTCCAACGTCAAATCATACGAAGGTGTTGATATTTGTTGGGTTGAAGAGGCTCAATCTGTGTCCCGTATGTCTTGGGATGTTCTTATCCCGACCATTCGTAAGGAAGAATCAGAAATATGGGTATCTTTTAACCCTGAGCTTGAAACTGACGAAACTTACCAACGATTCGTTATTAACCCACCGTCTGATGGTGTGGTGCAAAAGATTAACTGGTCTGATAACCCATGGTTTCCCGAAACCCTGCGCAAAGAGAAAGACGCTCTCAAAGACAGGGATATTGAAGCCTACAACACCGTATGGGAAGGTTTATGCCGACAAACGGTTGATGGTGCTATTTTTGCCAAAGAAATGCAAATGGCAGAGCTTGAGAATCGGATCACAAAAGTCCCGTATGACGAAACCAAACCTGTTCACGCAATCTTTGACTTGGGTTGGGCTGACCATACTGCGGTGTGGTTCTTGCAGTTTATTGGGATGGAAACACGCTTAATCCGATATATTGAAGGCAATCAAACCACGATGTCCGCTTGGTTGGCTAAGTTGCAAACTTTTGGATATATCTACGACACGCTTTGGTTGCCACACGATGCTCAAAGCAAAAACATAGCATCAAACGGTAGAAGTATTGAGGATATTGTTAGAAACGCAGGATTTAAGACAAGAGTGTTGCCAAGAGTGCCTGTGGTTGATTCCATCAACGCAGCACGAACTATCTTTAGAAACTGTTATTTTGATAGAGAAAATTGTCACCAAGGTTTACAATGCTTACGTCACTATCGGTATGAGGTTGATCCTGAAACAAAAATGTTTAGTAAAAATCCATTACACGACATATACTCTCATGGTGCAGACGCATTCCGATATATTGGTTTAATGATTAACGAGCCACGTAAGGTTAAGCCTCAAAAAGCTACTTTTATGCCTGGCGCAAGTTGGATGGGATAAAAAATGTCAAATTATCAAGGTGGTGACAACGATCCACGTATTGAAGATGCAATGGCTTTCTTACGGTTGGCAAGCGAGGCTGACACCAACAATCGCAACGAGGCGATGGAAGATTTAAAGTTTGCAGCAGGCGAACAGTGGCCAGTAGAAATCCAAAACAGCAGAACTTTAGAGGCTCGCCCTTGTTTAACTATTAACAAGATTGACCCTTATATCCGCCAAGTTACCAATAATATTCGTCAACAAAGACCACGCATTAAAGCGCATGGCATGAATAACCAAGCTGACGCTAAATTGGCTCAAATCGTTACAGGTATTACACGTCATATTGAAGTGAACTCCGATGCAGACCAAGCGTATGACACAGCGGTGGACTTTGCTGTTCGTATGGGTTGGGGCTATTGGCGAGTGACCACAGAATATGCGTCAGACGATAGCTTCAACCAAGAAATATTTATTCGTCAGATTGTTAACCCATTCACAGTCTATTTTGATCCAAACAGCGTGATGCCTGATGGCTCAGACGCTGAAAAGTGTTTAGTCACCGAAGTTATCCCAAAAGCGGTGTTCCGCAGTTTATATCCTGGCAGAGATGATGGCACAGGCTTTAGCTTGCGTGGCACAGGCGATACCAACGCTGAATGGGTGATGAAAGAGGATATTCGCATCGCTGAATATTTCTATACGGTGCGTGAAAAGGCTGATTTATACCTATTGTCAGACGGTTCTACCGCTTTTGCTGATGACAAAGACTTCTTTGCACGTCTTGAAGCTAAAGGCTTAACCGTTATTGACAAGCGTTCTGCCATTAAAAAGACGATTAAATGGTGCAAGGTTACCGCCATGGAAGTCTTGGAAGAAGGTGTTTGGGCAGGCAAATATATCCCAATCGTTCCTGTATACGGTCAACAGCTTATCGTTGATGCCAAGCGTAAAAAGTTTGGCTTGGTTCGCATGGCTAAAGATCCGCAAAGAATGTATAACTTTTGGCAAACAGCGTTCACAGAATCTGTTGCGCTTGCACCAAAAGCCAAGTGGCTTATCGCAGAAGGTCAAGACGAAGGTCACGAAATGGAGTGGGCTAACGCTAACATCAAGTCCGCTCCTGTTTTGCGATACAAACAGAAGGATATTGAAGGGCAACCTGCGCCTCCACCGCAACGTTTACAGCCTGAACCGCCACCTGCAGGGGTAATCAGTGCTAGTGCTGCGATTAATCAAGACTTGATGGCTGTATTGGGCATTTATGACCCATCACAGTTGGATCAAGGCAATATCAGTGGCAAGGCAATCAACGGTCAACAGCAACAAGCTGACCTTTCAAACTTCCATTTTTACGACAACCTTACACGTTCTATTCGTTGGACAGGCAAGATTATCATGGACTTGATTCCAAAGATTTACGATGCAGAGCGTGTGATGCGTATTATTGGTGAAGACGGTAAGCCTGAAATCATCACAATCAACCAGCGCACAACTGACGAACTTGGGGTAGAAACAGTCCTAAATGACGTAACAATCGGTCAATATGACGTGGTTATGGAAACAGGTCCTGGCTTTAACTCCAAGCGTCAAGAGGCTGTTGCATCAATGATGCCTTTATTGGCAGGCAACGCAGAGTTGTTTAACTTGGCAGGTGACTTGGTATTCCGCAACATGGACTTCCCAGGCGCAGATATTATTGCGGATCGCCTAGCTGCGGTTAATCCTTTGGCTCAAATCAATGATAAGTCTGATATTCCACCGCAAGCGCAGATGGAATTGGCGCAAGCTAAGAAAACTATTGATGAATTGACCCAACAAATGCAAGCATTGGGCTTGGATATGAAGTATGGCTTGTCTGTAACTCAGCTTAAAGAGGCAGAATCCACCAAGCGCAAACTTATGGATGTCACTGGTAGAGCGCATAACACCGAAACCATGGCAGAAGTTAAGGTCAACGATCAAAATACTCGTGCTGTTACAAGCCAAAACAAGACCGAAATTGATGCGATTGTTAAGTTGCTTTTACAGCGCATGGATACCAAAGAGCTTATTGCTGAAATTGAGCGTCTAAACGCAGAACAAGCAGGATATGCACAAACTGCTGTATCTGATATTGACGATGACCAAAACACATTTATGAATAATCAACAATAATTGTAAAAAATTATTTTTAGTATTAAGATAGCTTTAAACCTACCTGTGGGTTACACAGGGTTTATTCTTGGAGTATTCCATGTCAACTGTAGTAACTAGTGAAAATTTAGCCGAATTTAATGCTCAAAAGTTGGGTTTAGCTGTTGATGCCGAACCTGTTGTGGCTGACGAAACTACCGAAGAGGTCGTGAGTGCAGAGCCGACAGATGTTGTAGAAGAACAGAGTGAACCACAAGCAGAAGAGAAGGCAGTAACGGAAGAACGAAAGCCCAACCCCAAGTTGGAAAAGCGTTTTTCTGAGTTAACTAAGCAACGTGAATTGGCTCGTCAGGAAGCTGAACGAGAGCGTCAAAGAGCAGCGGACTTAGAAAAGCGTATTGCGGATCTTGAGAAAACCTCAGGCAAGGCTCAGAGCTTTGAAGAGGTGGATGCAGAACCACAACCACATCAATTTGACGATGCGTTTGAGTATGCGAAAGCACTCAGCGAATGGTCGGTTGAAAATGCTTTAAAACAGCAAGAAAAGCAAAAGGCAGAGGCTAAACTTGCCGAAGAGCGTCAAGCGCAGTTACAGGCTTGGGCAAAACGGATAGAAGAGGCTAAAGCTGAATTGCCTGATTATGAAGAAATGATTGAGTCTGCTGAAGTTAGCGTAAGCGACCAAGTGCGTGATGCAATCATTGAGAGTGATGTTGGACCAAGAATCCTTTATCACTTGGCTGAAAATCCTGAGTTTGCCGAGCAATTGGCTACTTTTTCTACTGCTAAAGCGTTGCGTGAAATTGGGAAGTTGGAAGCAAGGTTTGAGAAAAAAGACGAAAGTCCTAAATCAACCCCTAGTAAAGCTGTTGCGACAAAATCTAAAGCACCTGCACCGATTAACCCTTTGAGGGCTACTTCTTCTGCAGCTGATATGCCGATTGGTTCTGATGGTCAGTTCCATGGCACATATCAACAGTGGAAAGAGGCTCGCAAAGCAGGGAAGATTAGGTAAAGGTAAAAACTTAACTTTTTTGTAAGGAAACAAAATGTCTAACAATTTACTAACGATCTCTAAGATCACCAACGAAGCGTTGATGGTTTTAGAAAACGAATTAACTTTCACTTCTGAAGTAGACCGTAACTATGACGATCAATTCGCTGTTGTTGGCGCAAAAATCGGTAACACAGTAAACGTTCGTAGACCTGGTCGCTTCATCGGAACAACTGGTCCAGCCCTAAACGTTGAAGATTTCAATGAAACTTCTGTGCCTGTAACTTTGTCAACACAGTTCCACGTTGACACACAGTTCACAACACAAGATTTGGCATTGTCTTTGGATATGTTCTCTGATCGTGTTCTTAAACCTGCAGTTGCAGCAATCGCCAACAAAATCGACTACGATGGTTTATCAACAGCTGCTTCAAACACAGCTAACATCGTAGGCACTCCAGGCACTCCTCCAAGTGGTCTAATCACTTACTTGACAGCAGGCGCATACCTTGACGCTGAAGGCGCACCACGTGATGGTCGTAGATCATGTATCGTTGAGCCATTCACAGGCGCAACTATCGTTGACAGCTTAAAAGGCTTGTTCGTTCCTTCTGATGTTATTGGCGATCAATACCGTAAAGGTTTGATGGGTCGTGACTCAGCAGGTATGAACTGGAAGATGGACCAAAACGTTATTTCTCACACTTTTGGCTCATTTGCAGGCACTGCAGTTTGCAACACATCAACAGCTACAGGCTTCTTGACAACTGGTTGGGCATCAACATCAACAATCAGCATCACTTCTACAGGCGCAGTTAGCTTGAAGGCAGGTGACGTTATTACTATTGATGGCGTTTATGCAGTTAACCCACAAAACCGTCAGGCTTATGGCTCTAACAAGCTACGCAACTTCGTTGTTACAGCTAATGCTTCAGGCACAGGCGCAACGTTTAACGTTACTGTTTCACCTGCTGTTATCACAGGCGGTCAGTTCCAAAACGTGTCTATTCCTTCAGCAGGTTCTTCAGCTGTTAACTTCTACAACAAGACAGGCGCAGTATCACCACAGAACATCGTTATGCACCGCAATGCATTTACTTTGGCAGTGGCTGACCTTGAGTTGCCTGAAGGTGTGCATTTCGCAGGTCGTGCGTCTGATAAAGACATCGGTTTGTCAATGCGTGTTGTTCGTCAATACACAATCAACAACGACTCAATCCCGACTCGTTTAGACGTATTGTATGGATGGGCTCCTTTGTATCCTGAATTGGCTTGCCGAGTTGCAGCTTAATTTAACTAATTTTTTAAAATTGAAAGGAACACAAAATGTCTAATCCAGGTCCAGCAAGCACCCAAACCCCTGTATATTTACTAAACGGTAACGCTGCAGATGGCGCACTAGTTGGTATTTCAGGCGGTAAAGTAGGCTTTTATGGTGAAACTCCTGTAGTTCAAGCAGGCGCAATCACTACATTGTCTGCAGGTCCAACTACTGCTGAAACAGTAGCTGCGGTTAACGCAATCATTGTAGCGTTGCAAAACGTTGGTTTGACTGCTTAATCCATGTTGTAAAACAAGCCCCACCCCTAAAAAGGTGGGGTTTTTTCTTTTGTGAAGGGAAAGAATGAAAAAAGTAATGATTGCAATACCTGCTTATACAGGGGTAGTTCACATGGGGACTATGCGTTCTCTAATGACAGATTTAATTGGTCTAATCAAGCGTGGCGATCAGTTCACATTGGTTGACGATATTGGTAACGCTTTAATTGCAGACTGCCGAGGCATTATTGCCACCAAGTTTTACCATTCCGACTGCGATGAGCTTATTTTTATAGATTCAGACGTGGCTTGGGAAGAAGGTGCTTTGCTTAAATTGATAGATTACCCCGTTGATTTATGCGCAGGAATTTATCCAACACGCACCGAACCAATCAAATATTGCGTTCATTGGTTGCAAGACCGTAAACAGCTATGGGCTGATCCAAACACAGGTCTTTTAGAAGTTGAGGCTGTCCCGACAGGATTTATGAAAATCAGTCGCAACTGCATCACTAAAATGATTGAGGCTTATCCACAGCAATATTATTCCGATGCAACTGATGACAATCTTTACTGGCCACTCTTTGAGCATTATGTAGATCAAGAGAAAGGTTGGAAGTATGGCGAGGATTATTCGTTCTGTTATAAGTGGCGCAAGATTGACGGACAGGTATGGGTTGACCCTGAACTAACTATGGGGCATATTGGCAATAAATTATTTGAGGGAAATTTGGGAAAATTCCTAAAAAGTAGGATAATCAACTCGTAACTTTTAGCTAAAGGACACATCATGTCAAACACAGTAGTCTTAAGACCCGTTGGACAAACAGTTGCCATCGGTCTAACATCAACATCATCTACAGCAGTTACCGTCAAAGCCAATAAAACAAACGATCAGTGCAATTATGCTGCGTTTTTAAATCCTGGCTCAAAAGGTTGTTCAGTTGCTATTGCACCATCAAGCGCACCTGCTGCGGTGATCCCAACTGCAGGCACACCTGCTGATTTTTATTTACCACCTTTAATGACTCAGCCGATTGTTTTGGCAGTTCCTGCAAATCAGTTCTCAGTAACTGGTATTTGCGCTGCAACAGAAACAACAACAATCTACGTAACACCTGTTGGCGATCAGTCTTAAACCGTAACCTGTAGGGCTAATAATGTCTAACGATACCGCAAAAACCATAACGACCAACATAGTGCCTGTTCAGGGCATATTTGAGCCTGCGCCTACGTTTGCGTTGGTTTCTTTGATTGGTCCTGCAGGAACACCTTTTTATCCGACTATTGATCCTGATCAATCAGGGTTAAATATCACCAACAGCACAATCAATAGCACAACTATTGGATTAACAAGCCCTGCTGCGGCTGCTTTTACAACAGCTACGGTTGCAACAACCCCAACAAGTGCCACTGATGTTGCAAATAAGCAATATGTGGACTATTACGCTGCAGGATTGTCATGGAAAGAGCCTGTTTTAGTTGCTACAACAGCAAATATCACTCTTTCAGGCGAACAAACGATTGATACAATCGCTGTTGTTGCAGGTGACAGGGTTTTGGTCAAAGATCAAAGCACAGCATCACAAAATGGCATATACACCGTTGCTGTTGGCTCATGGAGTCGTTCAGTTGGGGCTGATGATTGGGATGAATATCTAGGCGCAATTACTTTCGTTATTGAGGGTTCTCAAGCAGGTTCAGCTTGGTATTGCACAGCGCAACCAGGCGGAACTTTGGGTGTTACAGCCATAAATTGGGCTAATTTCAGCGTTTCAAGCACATATACTGCAGGAACAGGGTTAACCCTATCAGGCACTCAATTTAGCATCACAAATACGGGTGTTTCTGCTGCAACTTATGGCGCAGCTAATACTGTTCCTGTTATTGCTGTAAATGCTCAAGGTCAGATTACAAGCGCAACAAATACTGCAATTGCTATTAATGGCAATCAAATCACTAGCGGAACTATTGGCTCTAGCTATTTAAGCGGTTCTTACTCAGGAATTACAGGTGTTGGCACTTTAACCAATTTAACTGTTACAAACACCATCACTGGCTCTGTTAGCGGTAGTGCTTCAAGTGCAACAACTGCAACAACCGCCACAAATATCGCAGGTGGGGCGTCAGGATCAATTCCTTATCAAACCGCATCAGGCACAACAGCTTTGCTTGCAAAAGGCACTGACGGGCAGATATTGGCTTTGGCATCAGGTTTACCTGCATGGATTGATAATACGCTTGGAACAGTTACTTCTGTAAGCGGAACTGGCACAGTTTCAGGCATTACTTTGTCAGGAACAGTCACAAGTTCAGGCTCTTTAACTTTAGGCGGATCTTTAGACTTATCTAGCCCTCCTGCAATTGGTAATGCAACACCAAATACAGGTGCGTTTAGCACATTGTCTGCTAGTTCAACAGTATCAGGAACAGGATTTTCTAATTATTTAGCAAGCCCTCCTGCTATTGGCGGAACTGCTGCTAATACGGGTGCATTTACAACATTATCAGCAAGTTCATCTGTGACTTTATCAGGTGGCACAGCGAATGGTGTTTTATACCTTAATGGATCTAAAGTAGCCACAAGTGGCAGTTCTTTTGTGTTTGATGGTACTAATGTTGGTATTGGAACTAGTAGTCCTGCTTACAAACTTCATATAAGCGGTTCTTCTCCAGCTGCAATGGTTCAAGATACAGGAGCTAATGCTTCTCAGGCATTTATTCAAGCTACTAACTCTGGTAACTATTTTGGATGCTCTACATCTGGTGGCACAACTCAGCCAATGATTTTCTATGTTGGTGCTGAAAAGATGAGGTTAGACTCATCAGGCAACCTTGGCTTGGGAGTTACTCCTAGTGCTTGGGGTGGAACTTATAAAGCAATGCAAATTGGACAAACGGCTGTTTTTGGTGGAAATGCCTCATTCAACCGTAACTACTGTAGCAGTAATGTGTATTGGAACGGCACAAACTACAAATACATTACTTCTTCACAAGCAACTCAATTTGAGCAAAGCGATGGTGCTTATTATTGGTTACAAGCTGCATCAGGCACAGCTGGCAATAATATTACTTTCACCCAAGCAATGACACTAGATGCTAGTGGGAATTTGGGTCTAAATGGTATAACAAGCCCACAAGCGTTTTTCCATATTGGACCAACATCAGGGCTTACCCCACAAATTAAGTTAGGTGCATCAGCTTCATATCAACTTCAACTTGGATATAACAATTCATCAGAATATGGATTTTTACAGGCTTATGCAGCCAATTTAAGCACGCCTGATGATATTGTCATTAATCCTTCAGGAGGTAGTGTTGGTGTTGGTGTTACACCTAATGCAACATTGCAAGTGCAAGGTTCGCCAACAACAGACGGAAGTATTAGTTTTAATCAACAGCTAACTAGCACAACTGCATATAACTCATCACCACAATCAGGCACTATGGTGTCTTTAAAATACAATGCAGGCGGTTCTTATGCAGGCATGGGTGGATGGTCAATAGCTAAAGAAAATGCTACAGATGGTAACTATGCGTCTTATTTTGCTATTCACACTAGGGCTAATGGTGGTTCTATTGCTGAAAAAGCAAGAGTATCAGCAGCAGGTGGCTTCTCAGTAGGAACTACAGCAGACCCTGGTGCTGGTGCAATCTATGCTACAGGTAACATTACTGCTTACTATTCATCAGACCGAAATCTTAAAGAAAACATTAAAGATGTTGATGGTGCTTTATCTATCGTATCAGCAATCGGTTCTAAGACTTTTGATTGGAAAGACGATTACATTGCCTCTAAAGGCGGTGAAGATGGCTACTTTGTTCAAAAATCAGACTTTGGTGTGATTGCTCAAGATGTTCAAGAAGTATTCCCTCAAGCTGTAAGAACAAGAGAAGATGGCACATTAGCGGTAGATTACGAAAAGTTATCCACATTAGCTTTTGGTGCTATTAAAGAACTATTGAAGCGTGTTGAGGCTTTGGAGGCTAAATAATGGCTTTACCTTCAACTGGTGCAATATCACTATCTGCTATTCAGACTGAATTTGGCGGTTCAAACCCCATTTCAATCAGCGAATATTACGCAGGTGGTGGATTGGTTCAGGCAGGTGCTACAGGTAGTGCAGGTGCTGTTCCTTCATCAGGGCAAATAGACTTTAATGTGTTTCATGGAACATCAGCCGTTGTTGCAATTACTTATATGGTTATTGCAGGTGGCGGTGGTGGTGGTGCGGATAGAGGTGGCGGTGGCGGTGCAGGTGGATATTTAACTGGAACTGATTCATTAACTCCATCATCTGTTTACACCATAACTATTGGTGCAGGCGGTGCAACAAGTCCAAACCAAGGCACAGGTAATCCTGGTAATAACTCTGTTTTAAGTGGTTCAGGAATTTCTACAAAAACAGCTATTGGCGGTGGATATGGCGGTGGCACAGGAAGCGGAACTGTTGGTGGAAATGGCGGTTCAGGCGGTGGCGGTTCAGGTAACAACAGCAGAGCAGGTGGCACAGGAACATCAGGCCAAGGTTATAACGGAGGCACAGGAACAGGCACTTGCGGTGGTGGTGGCGGTGGTGCAGCAGGTGCAGCAACTTCCAATATTGATGGCGGTGCAGCAGTAAGCAATTCAATTACTGGTTCAGCAGTAAGTTACGCAGGTGGTGGTGGTGGTGGTAATACTTCAGGACCTAGAGCAGGTGTTGGTGGTGGCGGTGGTGCTGGTAATGGTTCTAGCGGAACAAGTATTTCAGGAAATCCTGCAACTGCAAATACAGGTTCAGGTGGTGGTGGTGCTACTGGTGGTGGTGGAACATATTTTGGCGGTGCAGGTGGTTCAGGAGTTGTTATTTTGAGTATTCCAACTGCTAAATACACAGGCACAACAACAGGTTCGCCAACTGTTACAACTAGCGGATCTAACACAATTCTTAAATATACTTCTTCAGGAACTTATACAGCATGAGCCATTTTGCTAAAGTTGAGAATGGAATTGTTACTCAAGTCATTGTTGTTGAACAAGATGTTATTGATTCAGGATTATTTGGCGAAGGATGGGTTCAAACTTCTTACAATACTCATGGCAATCAACATCCTGAAGGAAGGCCATTGCGTAAAAACTATGCAGGAATTGGTTTTACTTACGATTCTGTAAGAGATGCTTTTATTCCTCCAAAGACTTATGATTCATGGGTATTAAATGAAGAATCTTGCTTATGGGAATCGCCAGTTCCAATGCCTCAAGATGGTAAAGAATATTATTGGGATGAAGCAAATGTTTCATGGGTTGAAAATATTAAGGAGTAAAAATGTCAACAGTTTATGTTTGGAAAATTAAGTCAATGCAAACCATGAATCAGCCTGAACCTGATTATGTTGTTTTTGTGCAAGCTGATGTTGAAGGTATTGATGGCAATTACAAAGCATCTTCTTTTGTAAATGTTGCTCTTGATACTACCCAAAAAGATACTTTTACACCTTATAATGAATTAACTGAAGAGCAAGTTGTTGGATGGGTTAAAGATGTGTTAACTCCTGAAGGAGTTGCGAACTTAGAGGCTGATTTGCAGTTAAAAATAGATGCTTTAATCAATCCGCCTGTAGTTCCTAAAGACACTCCGCTGCCTTGGACACCTAGCTTATTTACGGTTGAAGTTTAAGGAATCATCATGGCTAAACCAATAGATATTATCTCAAGAGCAATGAAGGACATCGGTGCTTTGGCATCGGGTGAAACTCCAACTCCTGAAGAGGCTCAAGATGCGTTAGACATGATGAACGATATGTTAGATCAATGGTCTAACGAGGACATGATGGTTTACAACACGACAGAAATCATTTTTCCTGTTGTGCAAGGTCAGACGCAATACACTATTGGTCCAAGCGGTGATATTGGCTCAAACTTCACAGGGTCAATTTCAGGCGATATTTTGACGATCACTGCGGTTAATTCAGGCGCAGTAACGCTAAATCAAACTATTACAGGCACTGGTGTTTTAGCAAATACTCAGATTATTAGCTTTTTAACAGGTGCAGGCGGTGTTATTAATGCGCCTGGCACTTATAAATTAAATAGAACTCAAACTGTTGCAAGCACAACAATCACTGGTTACTATCAAAAACCTTTAGTTATTAATTCAGCATTTGTGCGTGTTAATACAACTCAAGATGGTCAGCCAATCGCTAACGGTGGATTGGACTATCCTGTTGCTGTGATTGGTTTGGATCAGTATGAGTTGATTGGTCTTAAAACATTAAACGGACCATGGCCTAAGGCTCTTTACTACAATCCAGGTGACGTTCTTGGTAACTTGTTTGTATGGCCTAACCCTGCTCAAGGTGAGATGCACATATTTACTCAAACAATCTTCACACGTTTTGAGGATGCATACGAAGAGTTAGCTATACCTCAAGGTTATTCTATGGCTTTGCGTTGGTGTTTGGCAGAGCGTTTATTGCCTATGTTTGGCAAAACAAATGCAACGCAGATCGCCATGATTAATGCTTATGCAGGTCAAGCAAAAGCAACAGTTAAACGAACAAATATGCAACCTGCTCCTGTTGCTCGCTATGACGAAGTTATCACAAGCAGTAAGGCTCAAGACGCAGGTTGGATTCTTAGCGGTGGTTTCTTAAGATAAGGATAGAAAATGCCTGATTTTGGCTTTGTTGGTCCAAGTTATGAAGCACCCTCTATCTATCAAGATGCGCAGGAATGCATAAACTTTAGACCTGAAATAGATATTATGAAAGCGCAGGGTGAGCGTGGAGTTGTTGCGCTTTATCCAACACCAGGCTTAACTTCACAAATCGTATTCCAAAACAAGCAAGAAGTTCGTGGAATGCGCACTGTTTCAGGCGGTCAATATATGGTCGCTGTTGTTGGTCCATACGTTTATGTTTTGACATCAAACCTTGTGCCAACAATGGTTGGTCAGTTAAATACAAGCACAGGCGTGGTTGGTATCACAGACAACGGAGTAAACGTTTATATTGTTGACGGTTCTTATCGTTATACATGGAAGATTTCAACTCCTGCAGCTGCTGTATTTACAGGATCAATTAGCGGAACTACCCTAACTGTCACAAATATGACCAGTGGCACAATTGCTGCAGGACAGGCTTTATTTGGTGTCAATATCAGCCAAGCCACGATTATCACCGCCTTGGGAACAGGAACGGGCGGTGTTGGCACATACACTATTAATATTTCACAAACTGTTGCAAGCGAGGGAATGAACTCGGCAACGGTTGGTTGTGTTTTTACAGGTTCTATATCAACCACAACTTTGACGGTTACTGCGGTTACAAGCGGTTCTTTGGCTCTTGGTCAAACAATTCAAGGTTCAGGGGTTACTTCAGGCACAATTATTACTGCTTTAGGCACAGGTTCAGGCTCAACAGGCACTTATACCGTTAATAAATCACAAACGGTAGGATCATCAACGCTTTATGCCCTAAATTGGACTGTTTTGCCATCAACTGACGGTGCTTTTGAGGGTGGTGGCACTGTAGACATTGTGGATAACTACTTTGTTTATAACGACCCTGATACGCAACAGTGGGCTGCGTCTGACCTTTTATCGCCATTGACCAACCCATTGAGCTTTGCATCAAAGGATGGCGCACCTGACGATCTTGTGAGCCTTATTGTGGATCACAGAGAGGTTTATTTGCTTGGTGAGCAATCATCAGAGGTTTGGGTGGATGTGGGCGCACAACCGTTCCCATTCCAACGTATCCCAGGAACATCAACACAGCATGGTATTGTGGCTAAAAACTCCATGGCTAGGGTTGGTAACAGTTTTGCTTACGTTTCACGCAATATTCGTGGTCAAGGCATGGTTGTGCAAATGAACGGTTACACTCCTGTTCGCATATCAACCCACGCTGTTGAGAACACTTTAGTAAATCAATATATTGATGACGCTATTGCTTGGACTTATCAGCTTGAAGGTCATGAATGCTATGTGGTCACTTTCCCAACCTTAAATTTAACTTGGGTTTATGACGTCACGACCAATATGTGGCACAAATGGCTATATACCAACAATTTAAACCAATATGAGCGTCATAGAGGTAATTGTTGCGCTGTTTTCCAAGGCAAAGTGCTTGTTGGTGACTACGAAAACGGTCAAATCTATGAATTAGATCCTGACAACTACACCGATAACGGTCAAAAAGTGCGCAGATTGCGTAGATGCCCACATATTGTGACCGATTTACAACGTCAGTTCTTTGATGAATTGCAGATTCAATTTCAACCAGGTGTTGGATTGCAAACAGGTCAAGGCGATAATCCTCAAGCCATGTTGCGTTGGTCAAATGACGGTGGCTCAACTTGGTCAAACGAATATTGGGTGGGAATCGGTAAAGTTGGTCGTTACTACAATCGTGCTATTTGGCGCAGATTGGGTTGGTCACGTGACAGAATCTTTGAAGTTGTAGTGACTGATCCCGTCAAGGCTGTTATAGTTTCAGCTAACTTAAAAGCAAGTTCAGGTGACAATTAATGGCATCTAACATTTCCAATGTAAATATTCCAAAATCGCCATTTTTGGATACGCAAACCAATCGCCCAAGTCGTGAATGGTTGCTTTATTTGCTTGGATTGGGTCGTTATTTTGGCTATGGTGCGTTTCAAAACACCGCAGATCAAACTTTTACAGCCAACACACCAACTTTATTGGTGGTCAATCAGACCGATTATGCCAACGGTATGTATTACAAAAGTGGTGATGGTTTTCACGTTTTGCAAAACGGTGTTTACAACATTCAATTTAGTTTACAAATGCAAAACACCGATACCGCAGAACACGATATAACGGTTTGGTTGCGTAAAAACGGAGTAGATATACCTGCAACAGCAACAACTTGGACTATTCCATCAAAACATGGCTCTGAAAATGGCTATGGTGTGCCATTTTGTAACTTTTTTGTGCAATTAAACGCAGGTGAATATGTGGAATTATGGGCTGCTGTTTCAAACGTTGCTTTAACGATTGAGCATCAAGATGCAATTACTAGCCCTTATACAAGACCATCTATTCCATCAACAATTGTGACCATTAATCAAGTGAGCTTTTAATGAATATCACAGTTAATTATCAGCCTTTTGAGTTACAAACTCATCAAAATTCACCGCAAAAGGTGGAATTTAGGGAAAAAATTATGACTGTGCAAAACGGTCTGCAAGAAATGATTGCCAACGGTGAGGTTGAATCCACGCTTGAAGATTGCACTGTGACACATCATTTTGCGCCTATTGATGATAAATATGGCTGTTGCACTTATGCCCGTCAAATGTTTATTCCAAAAGGCACGTTAATTATTGGCAAAATTCACCGCCATCAACACCTGAACTTTATTCTTAAAGGCAAGGTTTCTGTGGCTACTGAGTTTGGCAAGAAATACTTTGAAGCACCTTGCACTTTTATATCTGAGGTTGGATTAAAAAGGGCTGTATATGCGGAAGAGGACACGATTTGGACTACTGTTCACCTCACTCAATTTCATGGCGAGGAAAACTTAGACAAAATTGAGGAAGAAGTGATTGCGCCTACTTATCAAGAAATGGGTTTAATTGCATCTGTTGAAGAATTGCTTAAAATAGAGGGCAAAGGAGATTCAAAATGACATGGGGAATGACCGCTGTTGCAGGCGCAACGTTAGTTAGTGGATACATGGGTTCTAAGGCTGCTAAATCTGCAGCAGGAACTCAAGCCGATGCTGCTGCTTACGCTGCTGATGTCAACAAAGAAATGTTTGATGTTCAGAACGAACAATTTGCCCCTTATCGTGGTGCAGGTTATCAAGGTCTGAATATCCTAAGATCTATGTTGCCAGGCGCATACACCAAATATGATGAATCAGGTAAAGCTATTGAGGGAACTCAAACAGGCACAGACTACCTAACCCGACCTTTTGGCGCAGAAGATCTTAAAACTTATCTTGACCCAAGTATGGAATTCCGCATGAGATATGGTCAAGAAGGCACAAACCGTCTTGCTAACCTTGGTGGCGGTGCAATTAGCGGTAATACTTTACGAGCTTTGACAGATTATTCACAAAACTTGGCATCTACTGAATATGGCAAAGCGTTTGATCGCAAGCAAACAGACGTTGGTAATATTTATAACCGTTTGGCATCTATTGCAGGTATTGGTCAAACTGCTCAAGGCACAACTGCGGGTCTTGCTGCAAATACAGCAAACACATTAGGCAATTTAGCTGTTGGTTCTGCTAACGCACAAGCTGCAGGCACAATCGGATCAACCAACGCTATTACTGGTGCAGTTCAAAATTTAGGTAATACTTATATGTTGGGTAACCTATTAAGACCAAATGCTGTAAATACAGGGGTTAATTATCCTGGTTACGGTGGCGCAGGTTCTGTTGGAAATCTAACTATCCCTTCTGTAGCTTAAGGAATCATCATGGCTGAATTTTCAGACGTAGCATCAAAAGTCAAAGCCCCTGAAGGGATTAAGCTAACAGATATGTTAAGCCTGGCCACGCAAGGTTTGCAATATCAAAAAATGCAGGAGTTATATCCTGAGTTGATTGCCAAAGCAAAAGCTGAGGCTGAATCTACACAGCTTGATACACGCAAAAAACGTGAAACTATTGAGCCTGAAATTTTAAAAGTTAAATCAGGCGCACAAAAAGACCTTTATGGAACTTTTGGCACTATTTTAGGTGGTTATATGAACGACCCACGTATTAAGAGTGGCGATCCTAAAAAAACTGTGCAGGCTTTAATTGAGGTTAAAAAATCAGCTTTAAACGCAGGCATTCCTGAAGATTATCTTGAGGCATTTATTTCGCCAACCATGTCTATTGCTGCGCACAATCCTAAAGATTTGCCACAACACGTTTCTAACGTTATTCAATCAAATATTGGTGCGTCAGGTCAGCAAAACCTACAAACTCCTCAATATATTACAAACGCTGCAGGCAATATTATTGGTATCAAGCCTATATCAGGTCAAATCGTCACTCCTGTCAGTGGTGGTGGTGCACCTGCTGTTCAACCAAGCGTTCAAGGCGGTGGTGCAAATCAACCTGTTGTAACTCAGCCAGGTTTAAGTCTAAATCCATCAACAGCCGAGGCAGGTTTTGTGAATAAAGGTGCAGAAACACTTGCTTTTGATAAAGACCTTACAATTAAGAACGCAGTTGGTGCAGGTGATCGTATTGCGGTATTCCAAAACATCAAAAAACTTGCTCCTAGTGCTTTCACAGGAACTGGTTCAGGTCGCAAAGAATTGGTGGCAGGTATTGCTGATGCGATTGGTATTAGTGCCTATGAGCTTGAAAAAGTGGCTACTGAGGAATTGTCTAAAAACAGCGCATTATTGCAATTAACAGGCGGTAACACAGACGCTGCACGTGCTATTGCTGAAATTGCCAACCCAAACAAGAAAATGAATGAAGCGACCATCAAAAAGGTTGCTAATCAAATGATTGGTATTGAGAACATGAAATTAGCCAAAGCAGACTATTTGGCTGACGTAATGGATAACCCTAATGCTTATGGCAGAAAGTTAGCAACTTTCAATAAGTATGCAGACTTCCGATTATTCCAAGAAATGACACCTGATGATGTAGCCAAAATGAAGGCATCTATGTCAGAATCTGAAATTAAGAATATGTCTGAAAAGATCAAAAAAGCTAGAGAGCTAGGAATTATCAAATAATGACTACAGATACACTTGCGAACCTTTGGGATGCCTCAACAACCCCTGCAGGAAGCCCACAAGGGGCGCAGGTGGATTCTTTGGCTAATCTTTGGGACACCACTGCCCCATCAACCAAAAAAGAGGCTGTATCGCTTACTGACGGGGCAAAAGTAACCCCAGGTAACGTTGAGGCAGGTATGAAAGTATTTAGTCAGCTTTCACCTGTTGCATCACGTTTGCCAACTAAGGATTTTGGCAAGTCTGTGGCTGCTTTTTTAGATAACACTATTGGCGGTGTTATTCCTTTTGGCGCAAAGCAAGTTAGTTATCTATTTGGCAGAACTATTGGGGACACCCCTGAACAAGCTGAAAAAATCAGCAATAGATTGGCTGAAATCACGTCTAAACCGTTCGGTAAGGCTTTTGGCATATCCAACGACCCTGCTTATAAAAGCGAGGCAACAGGCAAGTTATTTGAGTTTCTTGGTGAAAATATCCACAAAGGATCAAAGTTTGTCGCTGATAAGACAGGTTTGCCTGCATCCGATATTGAGTGGATGGCTAACACCGTCTTGCCAAAAGTTGTAGAAAAAGGCGCACCTTTGGTTGCTAAAGGTGGTGAAAAGGTTGTAGAGGCAGGTGGCAAGGTTAAAGCCGAGCTTGACGCTGCTAAAGCCCAACTTGAAGGCAAAACAGCACCTCAATTAAAACAACAGTTTGAGCAAAAAGTAGCCCCTGAAACGGTTGCGCCTGAGGTTAAGCCTGCCGAGGTTGTAACTCCTGAACAAGCTGTTGCGCCTGAAGCTGTTGCACCTGAACCTGTTGTTACTCAAATGACAGAACAATTCCAGGCTAAACAGCCTACGGTTGCAAAAGTTGTTGAGGATGTGACTGCTCAAGGCGGTGAGGTAAACCCACAAGCGGTTGCTTTGCACGATAAGGCTTTATCTTTGCCTGTGCCTATTGAATTGACCAAAGGTCAGGCTTTGCAAGATCCTGTGATTATTTCAAGAGAGCGCAATGAGCGTGGCATCAAAGAACAGTTGTCACAACGCTTTAATGAACAAAACAAGGCATTGCAAGAAAACGCAACAATCATTAAACAACAAGCTGCGCCTGACGTAAAAACAACAGATTATGTTGGCGATTCTCAAGTTTTAATAGATAACATAGGCGAACTTGCCAAAGCTAACGAAACTCGTATTGGTGAGGCTTATCAAAAGCTAAAAGACCAAGCAGGTGGCAAGTTCCCGATGGATGGTCAAACAGCATCTAAACAAGTGCTTGACCAACTCAAAGAGGCTGATCGCTTAGATTATTTGCCTGAGATTTACAAGAAAAAGCTAGAGGCTTATGCAAATGGCACTAAGCAAATGAACTTTAACTTGTTTGAAAACTTGCGTTCAGACTTGGCTGCAGATATGCGTAAAGCTGACAGAGCAGGTGACGGAGTTACTAAAAACGTGCTTTCACAGGTTCGTGATGGCTTAGAAACTATGGAATTAAGGGGTGACGCACAAAATCTTAAGGGTTTTGCTGACGATGCTCGTGCTGCATTTAAAGCTGAAAAAGATTTAGAGGCATCAAACTCGCTATATGCCAAGGTTAAAGATGGCGCAGCGGACACTAAAAACTTTATTCCTGAAATTGTTATTCGCTCTAAAAACAAAGATTTTGCTAAATCTATGGAGTTGATTGCTGACAATCCTGTTGCACGTCAAAACCTAGCGTCAGGCACTTTGGATTGGATTATTAGAGATTCAACCGATGCAAGCGGTAATTTAAGCACAGCCAAGTTTAATAAGCACATTGAGGCTTTGCGTTTAAATGGTCGTTTAGAGCCTATTTTTGGCGATCAGGCTGTCAATCTTATGAACTTGGTTGAAGTTGGTCGTGCTATTGAAGCTAGACCACGTGGCGCATTTGTGAATGAATCAAACACAATTCCTGCAGGGGCAGCTATGCTGAAAGAGCATGGTAAAACTCTTATTGAGGAAATCCCTTATGTTGGTAAAGCCATATCAGCAGGACAAAATGTTATTGGAAAGTTAAAAACAGCCAAAGAAGTCAAAGAAACATTAGAGCCAGGCGCAGGCATTAAAGTAAAGCAGTCAGGCAAAAATAAACCATCAGATTTTGGAATTAAACCTTAAGGAATAACTATGTCAGTTCTTTTATCACCTATTGGTAATGGCATCGCCTTTTTAAGTGCAGAGGGCATTCCTCTTGTTGGCGGTAAGATTTACACATATCAAGCAGGATCAACAACTCCGCTAGATACATATACCGATTACAACGGAACTATTGCCAACACAAACCCTATTATTTTAGGAACTGATGGCAGAACCCCTGACGAGATTTGGTTAACTTATGGTTATAACTATAAATTCATCATTAAAGATGCTGATGACGTAACCATTCAAACTTTAGACAATCTATACGGTATTTTGCAAACTGCGCCTGAAAGCGCACCCGCAGTTCCTAGTGGTTGTATTCTTTTATGGTCAGGCGCATCAGGATCAATTCCAAGCGGATATTATCTTTGCGATGGTAATAATGGAACGCCTGACTTGCGCAATAAATTTTTAGTTGGCGCAGGTGACACATATTCAGTCAATCAAACAGGTGGATCTGCTGATGCGATTGTTGTCAGCCATACTCATACAGCAACTTCTGTTGTTACAGATCCAGGTCACGTTCATACATATTTAAATGCTGGCGCAGCTAGCCCTAATACAGGCCCACAAGCAAACGCAAGCACAAATACTGGAAGAATTGAAAACACAGGCTCTGCAACAACTGGTATTACAGTTGCAACAACAAACGCATCAACAGGCACAAGTGGCACAAACGCAAACTTGCCACCGTATTACGCTCTCTGCTACATCATGAAGGCTTAAGATGGAACAGTCTGCTTTAAATTGGGTATTTGGTGTGGCTAATATCATTTTGGGCGCAGCCCTTAAATGGATATATGACGCTCACAGAGATTTGCGCAAAGCTGATGAAAAATTAACTGAAAAAGTTAATAAAATTGAGGTTGTTGTTGCAGGTGAATACGTTAAAAGAGATGATTTTGACAAGGTTGCCAACGTTTTATTTGCCAAATTAGATAAGATTTCTGAAAAATTAGATCAAAAGGCTGACAAATGACACCTCAAGAACAGATACAACTTATTGAAGCCCAACAATCTGCAAAAGATGTAGCAGGTAAAGCGATTGGCAAACAAGGTCTGTTTTATATCACTTTGATTGTTGTTATTGGTGTTGGCGCAAGTCTTTTTTTAGATGAATCAAAAATTGCTGCGGTGATGGGTTTGCTTGGTTCTGCTTTGGTTGCTTTAATTTCAATGCTAAACGGTATTGCAGGCGCAACTCCAAAACAAGAAAAACCTGAGTTTGAAATCATGAAACAGTTGATTGAGCGTTTAGATCGTATGGCTGATCGTGACCCAATGAGTGTTGCTGTGGATGGTGAAAAAGTTGTCGTTCAAAAAGGCGAAAACCAAACGGTGATTGGCAAATGATTCCTATTCCTGCACTTATTGACGTTGGAATGAAGGTATTGGATAAATTTATACCTGATCCTGAAGCAAAAGCAAAAGCCCAGGCTGAGTTGTTAAAAATGCAACAAGATGGGCGCATAGCTGAATTAAACGCTGACAATATTGAGGCTCAAGAGCTTACTAAGCGTCAGCAGGCTGATATGGCAAGCGATTCTTGGCTGTCTAAAAATATCCGACCTGCCACCTTAATTTTCATACTTTTTGTATATACACTTTTTGGTATTGGCAGTGCTTTTAATTTTAACGTTCACAAGCCTTACGTTGAGCTTTTAGGTCAATGGGGTATGTTAATCATGAGCTTTTACTTTGGTGGTCGCACTTTAGAAAAAATCATGGATATGAAAACAAAAAAAGATGAATCTAAGTCCTAATTTCACCTTAGAAGAGGCCACTTTTAGCGAAACAGCAGTGCGCATGGGTATTGATAACAACCCAAGCCCTGAACAGCTAGAAAACATGAAAAAGACCGCAGAAGGCATGGAAAAGGTGCGAGCTTTGCTTGGTAAGCCTGTTCGTGTTAGTTCTTGGTTGCGTTTGCCTGCAGTCAATCAGGCGATTGGTGGTGCTGTCAAATCAAGCCACATGGATGGTTGGGCTGTGGATTTCACCTGCCCTGGTTTTGGTGATCCATATACCGTAGCCAAGGCTTTAAAAGAATCAGATATTCAGGTGGATCAGGTGATCCATGAGTTTGGTCGTTGGGTTCATATTAGTTTTGCGCCTGAAATGCGTGGGCAGTTTTTGACCATATTTAAGCCACAAAACAAGTATGTGTCAGGCATTTTAACTGCTGACGAATACGCTAAAACAGCCTAAAAAATCTCACGCAGATCCACAAAGTGCCACAGGTGCTTTGGCACGTCATAAAAATACTCGCCTTTTAACACAGCCCTGTTTGGGACTTCTATCAAGGGGCAGTCTTTTATTTTGTGGGCTTTTATCCAATAAGCGTGGGTATATTCTTTAGTCACCACATACATAGTGGTTCTTGGGTGAGTAAACAGCTTTTCTTTGCGTTGCGCAATATGAATCGTGTCGTAGGGACAGAAGTTCATACCCCAATCACGCACCTCAACCTCGGCATACCCAATATGCTCACCGTTTTTAGTTAAAACCAAATCAACCGCATATTTGTCGGGGTTGGGTTGCGCATCAACAAGCCAAAGGTTTTCAAGCCATGTGGCTACTGCTTGCCTGGCAGGTGGATCGCAAATGTCATGCAGTCGTTGGTCAAACTTTTTATATTGCATTTGCGACATGGATTGCACCAAAAAATAAAACGCAAAAG